CTACCGGCGCAGGTACCCCTCCTGCGCGCCGGGGATCACATGGGCGTAGACCTCGGCCGTGAACGCCGGCGAGTAGTGCCCCAGGCGCTCGGAGACGGCCGTGATGGACCAGCCATGGTACTGGAGCAGGTGCGAGCCGTGGATATGGCGGAGGTCGTGCATGGAGAGCGGGGGTAGGCCGAGGCGCTTGGCGTGCTTGCGGAGCACCTGCGTCGGCACGTCCGGGCGCAGGAACCGTCCTCCGGGCGCCGTGAACACGTGCTCCGGGTGTTCCCAGCGCTGGGCGCGGGCGATCTCTAGCTGCTGCTCGGCGCGGTGCCTGTCCAGAACCTCGGCAGTCCGGTCGTCTAGCCAGACGACCCGGGCCTCGTGGTTTTTCACATCGCCAAGGATGAGGCGCTTGCCCTCACGGTCCTGTTTGAGCGCGCGCCGGACGCGGATGGCCGGCCGGCTCCAGTCGATGTCTTCCCACCACAGGCCGCAGAGTTCGCCAACGCGCAGGCCGGTATGAGCGGCGACGTACCAGAGGGGATACCATCGGGTGCCCAGGGCCGCCTCCAGCAGCTGCTCCAGCTGCTCGCGGGTCAGCATGGGCGGCTCGGACCTCTGGCGGCGCGGCAGGGTGAGGTTGTCCGCCGGGTTGTACCCGAGATAGCCCATGCGCACGGCGTAGGAGAGGGCGGCATGGAGGGCTCGGTGGTGCTTCTGGACGGTCGTCGCGCTCAGGTTGCCGGGCCGGCCATCATCCCGAGGCGCCTGCTGCAGCTCGTCCAGCCACCGCTGGATCTGCGCCCGGGTGAGCCTGTCCACGCGCATGGGGCCGAAGGCGGCCCGGATTCTGCGCGTGCAATAGGCGTAGTCGTCGTAGGTCCGCCCCTCCCGGTTCGTCCGCACGTGGGCCAGCCACTCGTCTAGGAGCTCGTCCACGGTCATGCGGACGGCCGTCAGCTCGCCCTGCATGTGCCGAGCCTTGAGCTGCTGTTCGACTCGCTCCGCGTCGCGCTTGGTGCCGCGGACCGACGTGTACTTCCAAAGCCTTTTGCCCGTCTTCGGGTCGCGGCCGATGTCGACCCGAATCTCCCAGTAGTCCTTGCCACGCTTACGGATCATTTCCGTGATCTCCCTCTCCTGGTATAATAGGCCCGAGGTGCGCCGGTAGCTCAGTTGGAAGAGCGGTGTTGTGGCGAAACACCAGGTCGAGGGTTCGAGTCCCTCCCGGCGCACCAAAATTTTTCCCAGCCCCGTTGACTAGGACGTGCGCTGGCGCATAGACTAGAAGTGAGCCACAACACCGCATACCGGGTTGGTCTCTCAACTGAGCTAGGGAGACGAACCCGAGACCTGGTGCAGGAACGGCGTCCACCTCGGGCGCCTTTCCTGTTTTTTAGGACCAGTCCCACACCCACACCCGCGGCTTTTCTCCGATCGTGTACGGTTGGATCAGCCGGGCGAGTGCCTTCTTGTTCTGGTTGCCCGACGGATACTTGAGCTGGCGCACCGCGCCGACTAGTAGGTCTACGACTTGGAGCAGGTCCTCGTTGCTAGAACTGGCCAGCCGGACTTCAATCTGTTTATGCGGCAGCACGTCTCTCAGGATGGCCTCGATGCCGACGGGTAGATAGTCGTCGTCTTTGGGCCTGTTTCGCTCGTCGATGGTTATCACGATCCGGGGCTCAGGGATGTGGGGAGCGAACTTCACCAACAGTTCCGTGAGCAGCGTATCGTAGATGTCCCTGCGGTTCATGCGGCGCCACTGGTCCAGCTTGTCTCCGGGAACGTGTAAGAGGCGGGCATACCAGTTCTTGTATATAAACTTCCTGGCGATGCGCCGGCCAAACCGGTAGCGCCAGTCGTTGGGGTTCCGGCTAATTTTGTGGAAGTGAAACTCCTTGAAGAAGGCCTCCGCTGCGCGCTGATCGGAGACCATGGTGCGCCACTTGTCGCCTTGCCACGTGATCCAGAGACCGGCGTAGAACGGTTCCGTAGCACGCAGGGCACCAGACTCATCGAGGAAGACCTCCATGACTTCGCTCGTCTTATAAGCCACCCGCATCTCCCTCCCGCGTATCCGCCTCAGACCGGCCCAGACAATTCCCAGTAGCCCTCGCTTATGGCCCCTGGCGCATTCGCCACCTTAAGGCCAGGTACGGTTCCGCCGGGCGCGGGCTCGGAAGGCACCACCCGAACTGGAACAGGTTGGGCTCGCCATAGCAAGGGATGTCGCCGCATTCGGCGATGAGGACACGGCGCACCCGGTGCTCCGCTCACCGTGCCGGCCGAGGACGGCGCCCCGCTGCAGGCGGCAAAGACCAGGGCCGCTCCCACAAGCAAGCCCCCAACCATTCGGCGCATGACATACTCCCCCTTGTCTCTCTCATGCGGCTAAGCTGCCTCTGGGCAGCCCAGACACGTCAACTCGCGACACAACAGTAGACAGCGGCAGAGGTGTGACGGTAGGAATCGAAACCGCGCATGCACCATCCACGGCGTGACGTAAAAATAGTCCGCCAACTCCTCGACCGTACTCACACCCTCCCGCATGGCCTGTAAAAACTGGTCCAGGGGCATGAGATGGTCGCACGCCCAGCGCAGGGCCCGCGCCTCATCGCGACGGTAGGATGTGCGCGCCGTGGCCGACGTGCAGGCCACGAAGGTGGACGTAACCGGCACGGTGAAATGGTGGCCCAGCTCTTCCGCCATGACACACCGTTCCAGCCGCGGGTTCGCCGGCAGACTGGAATCGAGCACGATGGCTGCGCCGTGCGGCGTCCGCAAATAGAGGCCTAACAGGCCCTTGCTGGGCAGCAACGGCACGTACTCGACGAGGATACCCTCAGTGGCGGCCATTTGGAGAAGCCTCTCCACCCTGCGACTCCCCCTGCTGCCGTTGCCTCCATTTTTCCTCCAGCTTCCGCGAGATCTCCCGGAATGCGCGCTCCATGATGAGCTGGACCTCGGGGTCTAGGGGATCGCCGGGGTCCGTCCCCTCGCGGTGCGCCGCGACACCGGATCGTGGAAGCGGGGAGGGGTCGTCGGTTTCACCGACGAGGTAGGAAATCGACGTCCTCAACACATGGGCCAGCTTTTGAATCGTCGTTAAGTCAGGTTCCCGCTCGCCAGCCTCATAGAGCCCAATGGCTTGCCGGGATACGCCGATGGCCGTTGCTAGTTCCCGCTGGGTCAGCCCTCTCGCTTCGCGCATCTTCCGCAACCGATCCGCAAACTGCATCGCCATCGCCTCCCGGCTACGGTCTGTAGCCATTATGATGCCGCCCGTAGCCGGGGCGCAATGAAGGCTACGAATTGTAGCTACACCCCCTTGACAAGGCTACTTGCTGTAGCCCATATTAGAGCCAGCAACAGGTCGTAGCCCAGGAGGCCACACAATGAAGCGTGAGAACTGGGTTCAACTCCGAAAGGCGCGCGGCTGGACGCAGTACGACGTGGCCCGGATGCTCGGCATTAGCCGGGCCCGCTACAGCCAGTACGAGCTAGGCTTGCGGAACCCGCCGATCGACGTGGCGATTCGCCTGGCCGACCTGTTTGGCGTTCCGATTCAGGAGCTGTTTCCGACCTCGCAACCTGGGCACGCCAGGCAGGCGTCCTAAGTGCCTCGCCCCACCCGGCCGGTTGGGCTGGCCGCTCCGGACCTCCTCGGGACCATCCCGGGCCTGACCGGCCCGGCGGGGCGAGGCGCCCCAGCACCTTGACAATTCAGCCTCCCCGCTCTCGCCCGGCCGGCCGGACGCCGTGCGTCCGCCGGTCGTCATCCCCTCTCGCGGGCGGCCGTCGCCGCCATGACGCATCCCCCTGATCCGGGCCGGTGCCCCCGGCCGGCCCGGCGGGGGCGGGGAGGACGAGATCAGCATGCACCCGTCGAGATGCGGACGGCATGCATGGCGCGTGCCGCATGGGGAGGAGGGGATGCACGTGGCCATCGGGCGCATGATGGCCGAGGCTCGGCAGCGAGCCGGGCTTACCCAGGAGCAGGCGGCCCCGCGGCTGGCCGTTAGCCGGCGGGCGCTCGCCTACTACGAGGCTGGCGAGCGGACGCCGCCACCGGAGGTGGTGCGGGCAGCGGCCCGGGCATACCAGGCGCCGGAGCTACTCGTAGCGCTTGCGGGAGAGACACCGCTGGTCGGCGTGGCGATGGAAGACGATCCCCTCGAGGCGGTCGGCTGGCTCCGAGAGGAGCTCCGAGAGGCCCTTGAGGCGGCCGAGCGGGCAGAGGCGATGCTGCGGCGGGGCGAGCCCACGCCGGAGGTCGACGAGCAGATCTACGACCTGACCACGGCGCTGGCCAGCTACCTAGTCGCCCGCGGCAGGCAGGGCCTCGACCTCGAGGCGCTCGCCCGGCAGCACCGGCGGAAGATCGCCGACCGGTACCTGCGCCGGCACCGGCCTGAGGGGGTGGCGGCGTGAGGCTGGAGGTCGAGCGGTACCCGATGATCCTGACCACGCCCCAGGTCCACGAGATGCTGGGGCGGCAGATCGGGATCAACCGGCTCCGCGAGCTCGCCCGCCAGCAACCCCGAGAGCTCGGCGTCAAATGGCACGGCCGCCGGATCCTCTGGGATCGTGACCGTGTACTGGCGTGGTGGGACAAGCAGTTGCGCTACGCAGGCGGCCGGCTGAGCGCGTGAAGGGAGGCGACGATATGCGAGACGTGGTCATTCGGATCGGCGGTCGCCGGTATCGCTACGTCGGCCGACGGAAGAAGATCGAGCGGACACCGGCACCGGCCGAACGGATCACGGCGATCGGCGGGCGGTGCCCGCGGTGCGGCTCCGAGTGGCTACGCGGCGACGGCGACCCGGTGATCCGGTACAGGACGACCCGGTATCCCGTGTGGTGCGAGCGGTGCGGCGCGCGAGCCGTGATGGCGTGGCCCACGTCGCCGGCGCTGCGCGACCTGTACTGCGCCGAGCGGGTGGGGGTCGACGTGGCAACGTTCCGGCGGTACCGGGACGCCGCACGGAAGCTTTGGGAGGACGATCGGCATGGTGCATGAGGCCGCCATGGCTACCAGTAGCTGCAGCCGGTGCGGTCGGCCGCTGAAAGATCCAAGGTCTCGAGCAATGGGCATGGGACCGGTCTGTGCGGCCAGAGCGCGGGATGACAAGGCGATGTCCATGTTGCCGCCCGGCTCGCCCGTGGTGACGGTCAATGGCCGGCACCTGCATCACGTCGTCCGGCACAGCCCGACCGGGATGGAGTGGGGCTACGGCGGCAGCGGGCCGGCGGACCTGGCGCGGTCGATCCTGCTGGATTACCTGAGCCGGTGCGGATCGGGCCTCCGTGTCCGCGCGATGCCCGGCGCCCGGCTCGGGAAGCGAGGAAGGGAACGTTTGGTGGACCAGCTCTACCAGGCGTTCAAGTGGGACTTCGTCGCCCGCTTTCCCTATGAGAGCTGGCGGCTGACGGGCCCGGAGATCGCAGCATGGCTCATGCAGACCGGCCTGATCGAATCAGTGCCGGCACTGCCGGTGACCTACGAGGGGAGGCGGACGGCATGACGACGTGCAGCACCTGCGGCGCGGAGATTGTGCCGGGCGACATCGCCTACGCGGACCCGCACGACAGCACGACCCTCTATTGCTCGGCGGACTGCTTAGCGGACGCATGTGCCACGACGGTGATCGTGGACGAGGAGGAGCACCTGCCCTACCACGGCGGGCCGACCTGGACCTACGACCAGGCCGTGGAGGGACTGCGGCGCTACCTATACCTGCATGATCGGCTGCTGACCATCGCTCGTGCGTGGAGGCTCATCGCGGAAGAAAAGCACCGGGACGGCCGGCACATGGAAGCCGTTTCACTTCAGTCCTGCGCGGCCCAGATCGAGGATGCGCTGGCGGATGCGGTCGATCGGGCGCGGGGAGTGGTTGCGCCCGCCGATCTTGGTTCAGGGCTGCCGGCGGGCGCAGACGCGGGCAATCGGTAATAACCCCACCGACATCGTACCGGAGGCGAAACGCGATGGCAACGGCGAAAGTGCTGGTCAGGACGGCGGGGATGGATCGGGCGACGTGGCTTGCGTGGCGGCGCCGGGGCATCGGCGGTTCCGATGCCCCGGCCGTCGCCGGCCTCGACCCTCTACGGTCGCCTCTGGCCCTATGGATGGAGAAGACGGGGCAGATGGAACCTGAGGAGCCCGGCGAGTCGGCGCTGTGGGGGACGCTCCTTGAGCCGGTGATCGTCGAGGAGTGGGAGCGGCGCACGGGCAAGAAGGCCCGCCGCCGGAATGCGATCCTCCAGCACCCTGAGCAGCCCTTCATGCTCGCCAACCTGGACCGCGAGGTGGTAGGCGAGCGTGCCCTGCTGGAGATCAAGACGACGGCCGCATGGCACGGGCACGAGATCGGCGAGGACCGTCTCCCAGACCGGTACGTGGTACAGGCCCAGCACTACCTTGCGGTCACCGGCTATGAGCGGTGCTATTTCGCGGTCCTCGTCGGCGGACAGCATTTGGTCACAACCTACGTAGATCGCGACGAGGAGCTCATTTCCTACCTGGTCGAGATGGAGCGCGACTTCTGGCGGTGCGTGGAGACCTGCACGCCGCCAGCCCCTGGGGGCTCGGATCTCGACCGCGCCATCCTGCAGCGGCTCTATCCCGACGTGGAGCCTGATAGCGTAGTCGACCTGCCCGAGGAGGCAGCGGAGTGGCTGCGCGTCTACCGCGAGGCCCATGCGGCGGAGCGTGCGGCCACGGCGCGCAAGCAGGAGGCCGCGAACCGCCTGCGGTCCCTGCTTGGGGGGCACGAGCTCGGACGCATTGGCGGCGAGGTCGTCGTGCGCCAGCGGCAGATCATGCAGAAGCGGCTCGACACCAAGCGCCTGAAGAGCGAGCGACCCGACGTGTATGACGCCTATCTCACCGAGGCCGTCCAGCGTCGGCTGGAGGTACTGGGCGGCAACGAGGAGGGAGCCTGACGTGGCGGTGCAGACGGATCAGGTGAGGAATAAGCTGGCGCGGCGCGCGCAGGAAAACGGGGCACCCGCGCCCTCGCAGCAGCCCAAGACAATCGAGCAGTGGCTCCGCGACGAGCGGTTCCGGGCCGAGATTGAGCGTGCTCTGCCGCGCCACCTGAGCGCGGACCGGCTTCTGCGGATCACCTTGACCGTGCTCCGGACGACGCCGGAATTGCGCCGTTGCACGGTGCCGAGCCTGCTGGCGGCCGTGCTCCAGTGCGCGCAGCTGGGCCTGGAGCCGGGCGTGCTGGGGCACGTGTACCTGGTACCGTTCAAGAACGGCAAGACCGGCGAGTACGAGGTCCAGGTCATCATCGGGTACAAGGGCTGGGTCGAGCTCGCCCGGCGGTCGGGGCAGATCCAATCGCTCACTGCCCGAGTCGTCTACCAGAACGATGAGTTCGAGCTCTCCTTCGGCATCGAGGACAACCTCCGGCACGTCCCCTGGTATATGCGCCCGAACGTGCAGGACGGCGGCCCGATCCGTGGCGCGTATTCCGTCGCGCGGTTCAAGGACGGCGGTTACCACCTGCACTACATGCCGATCCAGCAGATCGAGGCGCGACGCAAGCGTTCCCGGGCGGCCGACAGCGGCCCCTGGAAGACGGACTATGAGGCGATGGTCCTCAAGACCGTCGTGCGTGATGCCTCCAAGTGGTGGCCGCTCTCGCCGGAGATTGCACGGGGCCTTGCGCAGGACGAGTCCATCAAGCGCACGGTGGACGACGTGGACTCGGATGCGCCCTATTTCGGCGAGGACGTCATCGACGTGCAGGGCGAGGACGTCGGCGAGGGAGGAGAGGACGCGGCTCACGAGGAGGGCGGCGACGCCTCTGCTGGGGGCGATGGTAGCGCGCAATTCGGGCTGTTCGGGGGCGGCGGGCAATGAGCCCGTCGCCCCGCCCTGCACGGGAGGGTGGCCGGCGTGTGGGATGAGTGGCCGCCCGACCGGCAACTGCGCTGGATGATCTGGCTCTGGATTGCGGCGCTATGGGCGGCCGTGATCGCCACCGCCGTCTTCGGAGAGCGGGCCCTGGGTACGACGGGTCATGGACCGGCGGATGCAGACCAAGCCTCCGCCGCACAGGAGCCCGCCATCGACCCGGCGCCACCTGCGGATCGGTCCGTCTCGCGGAGGCACGCCAGGACTGCGTCGGCTGGCGAGTGGCAGACGTGGACGGCGAGCTGGTACGGCGAGGAGAGCGGATCGGTGACGGCCTCTGGGGAGCGTTTCGACCCGCAGGCGATGACGGCGGCGCACCGGACCCTGCCGTTTGGGACGCGGCTGGAGGTCTGCTATGGAGGCCGATGCGTTGTGGTCCGGGTCAACGACCGCGGCCCCTACGTGCCGGGCCGTGACCTGGACCTGAGCCGAGGCGCCGCGGAGGCCCTGGGCATGACCGAGGCCGGCGTGGCGCCGGTGCAAGTGCGGATCGTGGGGGAGGAGTGAGTGCCATGATGGTCGGCATTGGCGGGGAGGGTTACGTGCGGGCGGACGAAGTGGTGGCGATCCTGGGACCGATGACAGCCGAAGATGCGCGGCAGGTTACACCGCTAGCCTTCCGCGTTGACGGCCCAGATGCCATGGTCGTCCTGCGGTCGGGGCAGATCGTGCCAGCGTACCTCAGTCCGCAGACGATCCGGAAGCGTGTGGAGAAGGCATTGCGTGGCCAGGAAGTAGCACGGACCAGCGCCGCAAAGGTTGAGCGTGCCTTGTTGGCCGCCTATGAGGCCATGAACTACATGGGAGACATCCTGAACGATATGGATGCCGTCACGGCTAAGGATGAGGCGTACTTGAACCAACGGTTTAAAGTCGTGAGGTCCGTGCTTGGGGAGCAGAAGTTGGAGATCCGTGAGGTCCGCTTGGAGCGCGGCCAGACGCTGTTCGTCCTGTACGACGATCCTCACTCGGACATGGTGCGCGAGGCATGGATCACCTGCGAGGACCTGGACCGGCTGATGGACGGCGTGCCCCACGGGGCGGCTCCGCAGGACAACGACTAGCGCGGCCCCGCGCCTGAAGGGGTGAAATGACATGCGGATCGGCCACGAGTGTCCTTATTGCGACGGAACGGGGCACGTTGAGGATTGTCCCGCACGTGAACCGGTGGAGGGCTTTGCCGACCTTGTAATGAGGTACGCGGGATGTGAAGGATGCTGTCCGCGGGGGTGTGCGGATGCAAGCGAGATCAAGCAGGCAGCGATAAAGGCCCGTGCATTCGTTCGTCGTGCCGCTGGTAGGGCCCGTCGTCACGGGCACGTCGGGCGGTGAGCGGGGTGTGGGGAGGGAGGTGGGGTAGACCATGGACATCCGCGAGCTCGTGCAGGCCATGGATCGACGCGGCAAACACATCCGCGGCACTGGCGTCTGGCGTGAGAATCGAGAGCTACTCGTCATTGCCTGCATGGCGTGCGGACGTGAGTGGTTCTGCTGGTCCCCACCGCCGGCCAATTGGTGGCTGGAGGTGGGCCGGGACTGCGAGCATTGCGGCGACGCCGGCGACATGGATGCGGTTAGCGGGGGTGCGAGGAGGTGAGGGGATGCCGTCCAAGATCGAGCATCATGCCCAGGTCGGCGATCTGGTCCTGGCCAGCCGAACACGGACGGTGTGGTACCAGGACCGGATCGAGAGGACCAGCCGTTGGTATCTGTTCCGCGTTGAGTTGGTCGACCGCAAAGGCCGGGTGCGCGCCCTGCGCGAGCATGACAGCTATCATGCTAACCCAGTAATGACGGTCGACAGCCCGATTTACGTTGTCTCACGAGATCAGTTCGACGTCGACACCGCGATGGCTGCGTATGCGCAGGAGCACCCGGAGGGGTTTGACAGCTTCGAAGAGGCAAGAGAGTTTTTGCGGCGGTTTTTGAAGGCGGCCGATGCAAAGGAGGGATAACATGGCCGATCCAAAGTGGACGCCGGGGCCGTGGGAACTGTGTCGTCTATCAGATAGAGCCCTTGCTGTCAAGAAGGCAGGGGAGACATGGGGCAACTGCGGCATTGCTATCGTGCTCTCTGACAATCGGGAGGCCGATGGGCACTTAATAACCGCCGCGCCGGACATGTACGAGGCGTGCGAGGCAGCCTTGCTAGCGATAGAAACAAACCCGATCGACCGCTTTCTGACGCCAGAAGAGGTTGATGCGGTTGAAAAGTTGCAGGCTGCCCTCCGCAAGGCGCGGGGTGAACAGGAGGAGGGAGATGCATGATTCCGATCGGTACCGAGGTCGAGTGGGTATCGCAGTCGCAGGGCTGGTGGACGGTCAAGCGTGGCATTGTCATCGCCCATCTCGAGCCGGGCCAGCCTGTGGAGACGGTTCTGCCGCCGGGCACCGACCGAAGGCACGTCCGGGGCAATCGGATCTCGAAGCACCGCCGCTACGTCGTAGCGGTCAAGCGACCCAAGGGCAAGGTGACGTATTACTACACTCCCGTCGCCGAGTGGCTGGAGAATGGCGTGGCGAGCAAGGATGGATGAGGCATGGCCTGGGCCGGCCGGCCCGGTGCTGACCCCACCCGTCGGATCCTGGGCCGAAAGCCCACATGCTGCCATCGTAGCGCAGTGACCGTGCACGTCATGCAACGATGGAGGGCATGGACGTGGCCTGGATCGAGAGCCATCAAAGCCTGAAAGACCACCCGAAGACGAGACGTCTTGCGCGGCGCCTGGGTATTAGCGTGCCGGCAGCCATTGGGCATCTGCACTGCCTGTGGTGGTGGGCCCTCGAGTATGCGCAGGACGGGAGCCTCGCCCAGTACGACGCCGATGACATCGCCGACGCCATGATGTGGGACGGCGACAGCCAGCAGCTCGTCCAGGCCCTCGTGCATGCCGGATTCCTCGATGAGACGGGGGATGGCCTCCGCATCCATGATTGGCGGGATTACGCAGGTCGACTGATCGAGCAGCGCGAGCGGGCGGCAGCCCGCAAGCGTGAAATGCGCCAGGCCTACGAGGACGGCGTGATCGACCAGGTCCGCGCTCGAGACGGAAGCATCTGCCGTTACTGCGGCAAGACGGTGAACTGGAAGGACCGGCGAGGGCCTGATGGCGGTACGTATGATCACATCGACCCCAATGGTCCGAGCACGGTCGACAACTTGGTCGTATGCTGCCGCTCATGCCATTCACGAAAGGGGGCACGGACACCCCAAGAGGCGGGTATGCGGTTGCTGCCGCCAGGTAAGCACCAGGTTCGTTCTAGGTCTGTACCAGATCCGAACCAGAACGGAACTGGAACAAACCTGCCTACAGTAACCGTAACCCAAACCGGAGAAGAAAATAACCCCCCTCCCCCCTTACGGGGGGCTTCCCCCCACGGGGGGGACGCCCGGCCCGCAGATCGTGGCGCCACCAACCCGCCGGACGAGCAGAGCGGCCGCGTGCGCCGGATGATCCCCCACGAGGCGATCAAGGACGCCTGGAACGAGATCTGCGGCGCCGCCGGCCTGCCCCGGGTGCAGGTTCTCAGCGCCAAGCGGAGGCAGTACCTGACGGCCCGCTGTACGGAGCTGGCACGCTACTTCGGCGAGCAGGTCTACACGGTGGACTGGTGGCGCGGCGTGTTCCACCGCGTGCGCGGCAGCCCATTCTGCATGGGCGCTGGCGGACGCGGGTGGCGTGCCACGTTCGACTGGTTGATCGAGCGCCGCGAGGCGGTGGTCCGCCTCATCGAGGGTCACTACGACCGGGTGGCTGATGCGCAGACGGCGTTCGAGCGCACGCGCGAGCAGTTCCAGCCCGGCCGGACGGACGAGGACTTCGCAGGCTGGCGAAAGCGCGGGGGTGGATCGACGTGAACGCGGCGGAGTGGTTCGAGCGGACGTACGGTGTGCCCGCCCCTCGGCTCGTCTACGCCCTGCCCACCGAGGTGGCGATGGTCACGCATCTCTACTGCCCGGACTGCCCGGGTCTGGACCACTGCCGGTCACCCGTCCGTGGCATGCAGTGCCACTACTGCCCCGAGGAGTCGCATGAGTATCCCGTTTTTCGCTGGCAGCCGTGTCCGCACGAGCTCATGCGGATCGTGGACGAGCACCTGGGCCGGCGGTTCGCCAGGCGCCAGTTCGCCACGTTCCGTCGGACGCCGGCCAACGAGGAGGCGTACTGGCGGGCCCGGGCATACGTGGAGGCCTACGTACCGGGCGAGACCGGAACCGGGCTCATTTTCGTCGGCCCGCCCGGGACCGGGAAGACCCACCTTGCGGCGGCCACGTTGCGCGAGATCGTGCGGACCCGCGGGGAGAGGGACTTCGCCTGGGTGCACGTGCCGTCGAAGCTGGACCGCCTGGAGGCGTATGCGGAACGGCGCTTGCTGGTCCTCGACGACCTGACGGGAACGACGTGGAGCCCCCAGGCGCAGCGCCAGCTCTATGTGCTCATCAACCGCCGGTACGAGGCCGAGTTGCCGACCATCGTGACGGCCAACATGGGCAAGGAGCGCATGGAGCGCCTGTTCGGTGCCGACCTTGTGGACCGGCTGAACGAGATGTGCGAGCCGTGCATGACAGGCGGAGTGTCGTGGCGATCCGTGGCGTGACCCCGAACTAGCTAGAGCGGGCCCGGGGGCGGCGAGGCGCACACGCCGGCGACGTTGCAGGCGCCTAAAAACGGGAGCATGGCCGAGGATGTGTCGCAGATGCCTCGCGAGTTGACCATGATGGACGAGCACGAAATGCAGGGGTGCGGCGTGATGCCGGTGCGGCGTATGACCCTGCCTATCCCGACGGAGGACGAAGAACAGCGGGTCGTGGTGCAGTGGCTGCAGTTGCACGGCATCCTGTTTGCCCATGTACCCAACGGCGGCTACCGGCGGAGGGTCGAGGCGGCCATCTTTCGGGGCCTCGGGGTCCAGCCCGGGGTGCCGGACCTGCTCATATTCGACCCGCCGCCGGCGGCGCCGGACCGTCGTGGGGTGGCGCTGGAACTAAAGCGCCGCCAGGGCGGTCGGCTCACTGAGCCGCAGCGGCAGTGGCTCGAGGCCCTGCGGGCGCGGGGATGGTATGCGACGGTCTGCCGCGGAGCGGACGAGGCGATCGAGACGCTGGAGCGGCTGGGGTATGGGAGGCGATCAGCGTGATCCGCGTGTGGAGGCCGTGGCAGCCGGTGCGGGTCGGTGACGTATACCAGCCGGTGGCCAGGGTGCTCAAGGTGCGCAAGGGCAGGCCTACGGTGATTGAGATCGACGGCGAGCGGTACGTGTGGATGCCCCGTAGCATGTACATGGGGCCGGGTGCCAAGCATGGCGCATCCGGCGGCGGAGGCAACCGGCCGGCGGAGGGTAACGCAGATGGAATGGCGGGATGAATCTCGCCCATGCGAGCGAGTAGACGGAGACCCAAGCGAGCGGGCGCGGATAAAGGCGCTGGCGCGGGTGGAGGCAGCGCTTCGACAATTGCGATATGGGCGGGTCGTCGTAACGGTCCAGGACGGTCGCCCGATGATCGTGGAGGTCGTTGAACAAGAGAAGATAGCCTGATCGCAACCGGCTGACGGAGCGACCGAGGCCGGCCTGACCCGGGACATCCCGGACGGGCCGGCCTTCGCTTTTAGGGGGTGAGCACGGTTGTGGCCGGATCTCCAGCCCCTGATCGAGGAGTACAGGGACAGCCTGCGCCGGGTGCGGAGGGCGTGGGAGCGGGCGACGGAGCCGGCTGACCGGCAGATCATGTCGAGCATGGCCCGCGACCTCGAGTGGACCATTGAGTACATGCGGACCGGCTGGCCGCCCCAGCCCGACGAGCGGAGCCGGTCATGGCGGAAGGCCCGGGTAGTGCCCGTCGATCCGCTGGTCATGCAGGCGATCGTGTGGCAGCACAACCGCATTGTGGAGCGGGCCGCGATGCACGGTGTGGACCTGACCGTGTTCGATCGCCCCGAGCGCCACCGGACGACGGCCGCCGAGCGCTCGGCCCTCGAGGCCGTGCTGCAAGACCTGACGGCGGAGGAGCGCGACGTCTTCGTGCTGATCGCCGGCAACCGGTACTCCGAGCGCGAGGCGGCCCGGCTGATGGGGCGCAGCCAGACGTGGGTGCGGCTCCGGTACGGTTCCGCCTACCGCAAGGTGATGGAGCGGGCCCGAGGAATCACCGCGGCCCTTATTAGTGAGAGGGACTCTCGGGCAGGGGGTGGTGGCCATGGCCCGCACGCAGCGCGTCCCGGACGAGCATCGTAGGGAGATTGCGGAGGCCTTGGTAGCGGGCGCGTCGGCGGCCGAGCTGGCCCGGCAGTACGGCTACCACCGGGCCACGATCTACCGGATCGCCCGAGAGGCGGGCATCAACATGGTCGACGTTCGCACCCAGCAGGCCACACGGGCCCGCCGCGACTACGACAAGGCCCGTCGGCTCCAGCTCCTGAACCAGGGGTTCGAGGCCGCGGCCGCCATCCTGCCCGAGATCCGCAAGCCGCACCAGCTCAGGGACTGGGCGATCGCTGTTGCGACGCTCGTGGACAAGCGGCGCCTCGAGGACGGCGAGGCCACGGAGCGGACCGAGGTGTCCAGCGTTGGGGCGCGAGAACGCCTTGCCGAAAGGCTCGACGAGCTCGCCCGGCGGCGACTCGCTCGCGAGCAGACTGGCCGCGCTGCCGGCTGACGAGCGGCGCAAGCTCATGGCCGAGCTGTCCGACGAGGAAGCAGAGGCGCTGCTGTACGACTGGCGGTTCTGGGCCCGGCCGAAGCAGCTGCCACCGGAGGGGCCGTGGCGGATATGGCTCATCCTGGCCGGCCGCGGGTTCGGCAAGACGCGGACCGGGGCCGAGTGGGTGCGGGAACAGGTGGAGCGGCACGGTCGGCGCCGCATCGCCATCGTCGGCCGCACCGCGGCGGACGTGCGCGACGTGATGGTGGAGGGCGAGAGCGGCATCCTCTCCATCAGCCCGCCCTGGTTCCGGCCGGTCTATGAGCCGTCGAAGCGGCGCCTCACGTGGCCGAACGGCGCCATCGCCACGCTGTACTCGGCCGACGAGCCCGACCTGCTGCGCGGTCCCCAGCACGACGCCGCCTGGGCGGACGAGCTGGCCGCCTGGCGTCGGCCGGAGGCGTGGGACAACCTGATGTTCGGCCTCCGGCTCGGTCCGGATCCGCGCGTCGTCGTGACCACCACGCCGCGGCCGGTCAAGCTGATCCGGGACCTGCTCAACGATCCCACGTGCGTTGTTACCCGCGGCTCGACCTACGAGAACGCCGCCAACCTGGCGCCGGCGTTCCTGGAGCAGATCATATCCCGCTACGAGGGCACCCGCCTTGGGCGTCAGGAGCTCTACGGTGAGGTGTTGGATGACGTGCCGGGTGCTTTGTGGCAGCGGAAGCGCATCGACGAGCTGCGGGTCCGGGAGGCGCCGGAGCTGGTCCGGGTGGTGGTAGCGATCGACCCGGCCGTGACCAGCGAGGAGGGTTCGGACGAGACCGGGATCGTGGTGGCCGGCCGGGGCGTCGACGGGGACGCCTACGTGCTGGCGGACCGCAGCTGCCGGATGTCGCCCGACGGCTGGGCTCGCCGGGCGGTGAAGGCCTACTACGACTTCGACGGCGACCGGATCGTCGGCGAGGTCAACAACGGCGGCGACCTGGTGGAGACGGTGATCCGCACGGTGGACCCCAAGGTCCCCTACAAGGCCGTGCGGGCCAGCCGAGGTAAGGCCGTCCGGGCTGAGCCGGTGGCTGCGCTCTACGAGCAGGGCAAGGTGCACCACGTTGGCACGTTCGACCACCTTGAGGACCAGCTTTGCCAGATCACACCCGACGGCTACCAGGGTGCCGGATCACCGGACCGGGCGGACGCCCTCGTGTGGGCGCTGACGGAGCTCATGCTGGAGGACTACGCGGAGCCGGACATCTTCTGAGGCGGGGGTTGGCGATGCATGAAGCTGCGTGACCGGCTACGGGTGCTGTTCACCGGCCGACTCCCCATCGACGTGTTCGTGGACCAGGCCTACGAGCGAGTGAAGCAGGTCGCCGGCGGCACGGTGGTCAGCCCTGGCGTCGCCCGGTGGCCGGAAGACGGCTACGCGAACTGGGCCCGCGAAGCGTACGGGAAGAACGAGCTCGTCTATGCCTGCATCACCGAGATCGCGACCAGCGTGCCGGAGGCCCCCCTGCGCATCTACCGCGACACAGCGGCCGGCTGGGAGGAAGTGCCCGACCACCCGCTACGCCAGCTGATCCGGCGGCCGAACCCGGTTCTGAGCGAGTACGAGCTGTGGGAACTGACCGTCGTCCACCTGTACCTGGCTGGGAACGCCTACTGGGAGATCGTCAGAAGCCGCGACGGCCGGCCGAAGGAGCTCTGGCCGCTCCGACCAGACCGGGTGCGGATCATCCCGGATCCGGACCCGCGCATCCACCACACCTACGCTTACGCGGTGGACGGACAGCTGTACCCGTTGGGCACAGACGTCCTGCATTTCAAGTTCCCGAACCCGTTGGACGAGTATTTCGGCCAGCCGCCCTTGCGGGCCGCAGTCCGGGCAGTGGCGGTGGACAACGAGGCGACCGCGTACGTCCAGTCGCTGCTCCAGAACGACGCCATGCCCCGCGTCATCGTGACCACGCAGCAGAAGCTCGACGAGGACACCGTGGAGCGGCTGCGGAGCCGGTGGCGCGAGCGGTACGGGCGTGAGAACCGCGGCATGCCCGCCTTCCTTCAGGCCGGCATGGACGTCAAGGTGCTGGGCCTGAACCTGAAGGACCTGGAGTTCCCAGACCTGCGGGCCACCTCGGAGTCGCGCATCTGCGCGGCGTTCGGCGTGCCGCCGGTGCTGGTTGGGGCGAAGGTGGGACTGGACCGCAGCACGTTCGCCAACTACAGCGAGGCCCGGCGTTCCTTCTGGGAAGAGACCATCTCGCCTTTGTTGCGCAGGTTGGCTGACCGGATCAACCACAAGCTTCTGCCCATGTTCCGGGACTCCGAGGGCCTGGAGGCGCGGTTTGACACCAGCGAGGTGTCGGCGCTGCAGGAGAGCGTCAACGAGAAGTGGCGCCGGATCACCGAGGCGGTGGAGGCCGGGTGGCTCATGGTGGACGAGGCCCGGGCCGAAGCGGGATACGACCCGTTCCCGGACGGCCGCGGTCGCGTGCTGCTGCGGCCCACCAGCGTGGCGGAAGTGCCGGTTGGCGGCGGGGGCGAGGACGGGGGCGGCGGTGGAGAGCCGGGCGACGACGAGGCGCCGGCCCGGCGGCCGCGGCCCACTCCGGGTGGCGACGAGGGTGGCCTGGGCGAGCCGGGCGACACGCCGGGTGCCGAGCCGTCCACCCCGACCGAAGACGGGCCGCCGCCGGGCGGCGATGGCGAACCGGGCAAGCAGCGGTCCGGCCCGAGGCGCATCCTCAAGAGCCGCGAGGCCATCGCCGAGTCGCGGAACCGGCTGGCCGACCGCTACGAACGCCGGTGGCGGGAGTGGGCCCGGGAAGAGTTTCAAGCTGAGGCGCGGGATACGCTCCGCGCCTTTTGGCTTGCCACGACGGGCCGTCGGTTCAAGGCGTTGGCCGACGACGAGCTGATGGAGTTCCTGACCACGCTGGAGCAGATGGGAATCAGCTGGCGCCAGCGGATTCAGGACGGCTCCGCCGAGCTGATCTACGAACAGCTGGTGGATGCGGCCGGGGAGGCCGGCTCCGAGCTGGACGTGGCGTTCCAGCTCAACAACGACTTCGCCAAGCGGTTCGTTGAGCGCTACGTGTTCATCTTCGCGCAGGCGCTGTCACGGGCCAGCCAGGACCGCATCCGCGAGATCATCCTGGCCGGCCAGCGCGATGGCCTGACCATCAACGAGATGAAGCGCCGGCTGCTTGAGGAGTTCGACGACTGGACCGCGGCTCGTGCCGAACGGGTGGCCCGGACGGAGACGCTCCGGGCCAGTAATGCTGGGGCGATGATGGCCTACCAGCAGGCCGGGGTGCAGGTGGTGGAGTGGCTGCCTGCCGGAGACGCCTGCCCGTACTGCAAGGCCCTCAAGGGCAGGCGCTGGGCGGTCGGTAGTGCGCTGTTCCAGGTTGGGGATGAGTGGCACCCCGAGGGCGTGGAGCGGCCGTACCGGATCACATACGAACCCGTTCAACACCCCCCGCTCCATCCCCACTGTCGCTGCACCATCGTGCCAGTGGTCGACTGAGGGAGGGAAGACAATGCCGACCCGCGGTTACCCCACGGAGTTCAAGACGGTGTCCTTCTCGTTGACGCGCTTCGACGAGAGCGCGGGCACCGTTGAGGGCTACGCCTCCACGTGGGACCGCGACGAGGACGGGGACGTGATCGTCAAGGGTGCCTTCAAGAAAACGATTCAGGAGCGGGTACCGGCGGGCAAGGTCAAGCTACTGGATTCCCACCGCTGGGACTCGCAGCACGTCCTTGGCACCGTCGTCGAGGCCCGCGAGGAGGATCATGGCCTTTGGATCAAGGCGATTTTCTCAGGTTCCGCCGAGGCGCAGGCCGTCAGGCAGAAGGTGCTGGAGGGACACCTGACCGCCTTCAGTATCGGCTTCGAGAGCTTGCGGGACGAGATCAAGGCTGACGAGCAGGGACGGCCGACCCGCTATATCTACGAGGTCAAGTTGTACGAGGTCAGCATTGTGCCGTTCCCGGCAAACGAAAATGCGGTCATAATGGCGGCCAAGCAGGCTAACGGCTCCGGCAGGGCAGGGATGGATAAGCCGATCGAGCCTTTGTTCCCGCCCGGGACCAGAGTCCGCCTGCTGGTGCCGCCACACATCGAGGGACAGCCCACCGAGGCGATTGTGCGAGAGGCCGTCGTCGGTGTTGCCTACGGGCTCTTGTTCGAGGGCGACAGCACGATCCATCGCTGGTACGTAGAGTCCGAGCTGGCGCCAGCCGACGGGGGCCAAGCGGAGGGGCACAGTGCGGGTCACAAGTACAAGGGCGTCGTGCCATTCCAGGACCTGCCCCTGGCTGATCGCGACCGCCCCTGGGACGCCGACGCAGCCGTTCAACGGGTCCGCCGGTGGGCATCCCGGGATGGGAGTGGCGAGAAGGACACGATCGACTGGGCCCGCTACAGGCGGGCCTTTGTTTGGTACGACAGCTCCAACGCGGAGCACTTCGGCAGCTACAAGTTGCCCGTCGCGGACGTCATCGACGGCCAGCTTCGCGCGGTTCCCCGCGCGATTTTTGCTGCCGCGGCGGCTGTGCAGGGCGCTCGGGGAGGGGTGGACATCCCCGCGAGCGACCTGCCGGCCGTCCGAAACCACCTGGCCCGGTACTACCGCAAGATGGGCGAGACGCCGCCCTGGGAGCAAGACAGCCTGGACTTGATCGTGGCCGAAGTGAAGGCCGGGCGGCGCAACAGCCAGGCGGACTTTGAACGGATTGCCGGGGCGATTTCGCTGCTCTGGGAGGCGCTGAATGACGACGAGAAGGCGCAGGTCATGGAGCGTCTGGGCCTTGCCCCTGCGGCCGGGCCGGATGAGACTCCACCCACCGACGGGGGCGAGGTAAAGGGCGAGGCCACCGAGCCGCCGACGGAGGATGCGTCGGCACTCATGGCGGCCCTGGAGGTTCTGGACGCCGAACTGGACCTGCTTGAGACGGAGGTGGCATGACCGTGGATCTGAAGGAGTTGGTCGGGAAGGCCCGGCAGCGGGTCGAGGAAGCCCGACGCATTGTCGAGGAGTACGCGGGCAAGGCGATGCCCGCCGATGTCAAGGAACAGGTAGATCGGCTGTTGGCGGAGGCCAAGGAACTGAAAGCACAGGCCGACCGGGCGGCGGAGGTCCAGAAGCTGCAGGCGTGGCTGGACGAGCCCCAGTACCGCCGGCCTATGAACGAGGGCGCAGCCAAGGCCCTTGCGCCGGAGGACGAGCCGGCGGAGGACGGGGGCCTGAGCGAGGCCCAGAAGAAGAAGCAGACCCGGGCGTTCTTCAAGGCTCTGCGTGGTGGGTTGGGCGTATTGACCCGCGAGGAGCGGGAGCTGCTGAACCCGGCCCGCAAGGGGCTGGTGGCAACGAAGGCGCTGGTGGAGGACGCCGCCGGCGAAATCCTGGTGCCCGAGGAAGTGGAGGCGGAGATCTACCGGCGGCTGCCCAAGCTGACCGTCATCCGGCCCCTGGCGACGGTCCGGACCACCGGGTCAAACCGGGTACGCCGTCGGAGCCTGACCGAACTGCAGGTCGGCTGGGGCAAGCTGGAGACCGGCACGGCGCTGGTGCAGTCCACGCCGCAGCCCGGCGAGGAATACACCTACGTCGAGGACCTGTACGGGCTGACGCTGGTCGGCGAGGACGAGCTGGATGACACCGATGTCAACCTGACGTCGTTCGTCGCCGATTCGTTCGCCCAGGCCATCGCGGAGGCGGAAGATACGGCGTTTATCGCCGGCACCGGTCACGCGAACCAGCAGCCGGAGGGCATCCTCAATGCCGCGGACGTTCCGACGGTAGCGGCGGGCCAGACGGCGGCCATCACCACCGACGACATCCTGACGCTGATCTACAAGGTGCCCGCCCAGCACCGCCGGAACGGCGTGCTGATCGCCAACCCCGAGACGGTGCTGCGGCTGCGGCTGCTGAAGACGACCGACGGCCAGTATCTGTGGCAGCCGTCCCTGGTGGCCGGTCAGCCGGACACCTTCGCAGGCTATCCGGTCTACGACTCGGTGGACGTTCCGACCATCCCGACCACCGCTGGCCAGACCAACAAGGTCGCCATCTTCGGTGACGTGCGGTCGGGCTACCGTATCCTGGACCGCCAGGGTATGACGGTCAAGGTCCTGCAGGAGAGGTACGCAGACCAGGGCCTGATCGGCTACCGCGTGCGCTACCGGGTTGGTGGCAGTGTGGTCCGGCCGGAGGCCTTTGCGATCTTGACGGTGGCGGCGTAGGTGTAGGCAGGGCGGGCGGTCCTTGAATGGGCCGCCCGCCTCACTGGTTGAAGGAGTGGTAGCGTGAGAGTGCGATTGCTCCGCTCCCTGGCAACCGCCGACCGGGTTTACCGCGCTGGGCAGGAAGTCTGGGTTGCGGACATGCTGGCGGAGCGGTGGGTTGCAGAAGGCGTCGCAGAGCTCATCGAAGGCGGCGTCGAGGCAAAGAACAAGGCTGGGCCGCCGGAGACGAAGGCGCTGGATGGGCCGGTGGCGGTGAAGGATGCGGCGGGAGTGAACGAGGATGCCGCAGCTGGTAACGCTGGCGGAGGCGAAAAGCCTGCTGCAAAGCCCCGCCGAGGACGACGGGCTGGTCAGTGACCTGATCGAGCGGGCCTCAGCGGCGGTGGAGTCCTACACGCGCCGGCGCATCCTCCACGCCAAGGTGCTGGACCTGCTTCCCGGCGGGAGCAAGGCGCTGGTCCTGCGTTACCGGCCGGTGGTGTCGGTCGAGCAGGTGGTGGACCTGGAGAGCCAGCAGGCCGTGTCGACGGAGGACTACGTGATCGACAGCCGGGCCGGGCTGATCCTGCGCCGGCGCGGCAAGTGGCCCAAGGGCGATCTGCGCTGGGAGGTGCGCTATACAGCCGGCTACGCGGCCACCGTGGACGATGTACCTGCAGACATCAAACAGGCCGTCCTGCTGCTGGTCCAAACGTGGTACCAGCGCCGCGACCCGGCGATCCAGCAGGAGCGCATCGGCGACTACAGCTACACGCTGGCAGACCGGCGCGGATGGCCGGATGCAGTGCAGGACCTGCTGGCCCCCTACGTCGAGGTGGTGGTTTAGATGGGCGAGTCTCGCAACGTGATCCATCTGCAAGTCAAGGTACGGCCGGCTGTCTACGCAGGGCTGGTGCAAGCCGTCCTCGCTGCTGCAGTTCGAGCCGGCCTCCTGTCGCCCGCGAAGGCGTTGGACTGGTTCTGGCGGATTTACAGGCGGACCGCGCGAGTCTGCGTTGAGCCGGTGCAGGTCAACACCACCCTGAAGGTGGTGCTCGACGGTGCTGCACCTGCTGAATGAGACCGTCCAGATCCAGCGCCGGACGCGCACCTCGGACGGCCAGGGCGGCTGGAAAGAGGGCTGGCAGGATGTCGGGACGGCTCGGGTCCGCATCCGGCCGGCCTCAGCTCGGGAGCGGGAAGCAGGGGCCGTCACCGAGGCGCTGCTGAGCCACGTCGTCTATGCCCTGGACGGAGCCGACATCCGTCGAGGCGACCGCCTGGTACGAGCAAGCGGGGAGACGCTGGCGGTGATCTCCGTCCGTCAGCCCTCAGCGGGCCACCACCTGGAGATTGACGCGGAGGCGGTCCAGCGTGGCTAAGGTGGTCACCAAGTGGTACCTGGGCGAGTTTATGCGGGCGGCCCAGGCCCATGTGGTCCGGGGCATGACGAAGGCCGTCCTGTATTGCGAGGGTGTAGCCAAGCAGAAGGTCAGCCGCGGCAACGTGGACGGCAAGAACCCGTCCAAGCCCGGCGAGCCTCCGAAGACGGTGACCGGCACCCTTCGGGCCAACATCGGCCATGACGTGGCGGTGACTCCGAGTGAGGTCATCGGCATGATCGGGGTCCGCAAGGGCCCGGCGAACAAGTACGCGAGGCGGCTGGAGCTAGGTTTCCACGGGACGGTCAAAGTGAAAGCGCACACCCGGACGCAGACCCATGCTTGGGGCCGGCCGCTGAAGACGCCGAAGAAGGTGCGGGTACGGGCCTACAGCTACACCGTCAACCAAGCGCCGCGGCCGTACCTGCGGCCGACGGTGGCAGAGAACAAGGAGCAGATCCTCAAGCTGATCGCCAAAGGCTAGGTAGGTGAGGCCCGATGGCGGCGCTCACCCAGGCGCTGTATGACCGGCTGGCCGGGGACACCGAGCTGCGTACCATGCTCGGGACCTATAAGGGCCAGCCGGCTATCTTTACGGCACCGCCGCCAGGGGACGCGGGGGAAGCCGCCTACCCAATGATCGTCACCCTGGGCGCGGTGTCTGATACACCCGACGACACGAAGACCAGCCGTGGCCGGGAGGTCCAGCGGGACATCACCTGCTACACCTTGGCCGATGGCAGCATGTCGCAGGTGGAGGCCATCGCTGAGCGGGTCCGGCAGCTGCTCCACCGCCAGCCGCTGGCTGTGGACGGTTATCACGTCTGGCTGGCTGAGGTCAACGGGCCGATCCTCGCGGAGACCGACGACACGGTGTACGGCCTGACCTTGACGGTCCGGCTGAGGATGGAGGAGGTGTAACCCATGCCGGAGGGGCTGAACGGGTCGGCGGTGCTGGTGCTGGTCCAGACGGGGACCGACGCGACGAGCGGCCAGCCCATCTTCGAGGCAGTGGCGAAGCAGACCGGCCTGTCGGATGAGTCGAGCCGGGAGCTGATCGACGACAGCGCCAAGGGTGATGACCATGTCTCGCACCTGTACGGCCGTGCCGAGACCAGCGTGGAGCTGGAAGCGGCCTATGTGCCGAACGACGCGGCATTCCAGGCGCTCTGGCAGGCGTACCTGAGCAAGCAGGACGTGGTGCTTAGGCGGACGGAGAATGGGACGATGGTGGAAGAAGCGCGGGCGAAGATCGAGAGCATTAGCCGAGAATTCCCGGATAATGACCGGTCTACCGTGACTGTCTCGTTCCAGTTGCAAGAGTTCTGGCGGAAGGTGACGGCGTAATGGCGAACCCGTTGCGCGGAGAAGTTGAGCTGAAGGCCGGGGGAAAGACCTACGTGCTGCGCTATACCACGAACGCCATGGTCCAATTGGAGGAAATGCTGGGGCGGTCTGTCCTGGAAATAGTGAACAACCCGTCGTTCACGGACGCCCGGGCGATGGTCTGGGCTGGATTGCTCCATGCGCATCCCGGCCTGACGCTGGAGCAGGCTGGAGAGATCATGGATGAGGCCGGGGTCGTGGAGGCCATCCAGGCCGCCGGCCAGGCGCTGAAGAAAGCCTTCGGGCGTGCTGTGGATGAGGGAAAACCGCAGGGCGAGGAAACGATCGTGTAGACTGGTGGGCGCTCTTGGAGGCCGGCCTGCGGGCCGGCCTGGACATCGAGACGTTCTGGCAGCTGACGCCGGGCGAAGTGTGGGAAGTCGTGAAAGCGGACTGGGAACGTCATGACCGCTGGGGACAGACCCTGGCGGTCTTTTTTGCGCCGCTCATCAACGCCCAGGGTGTCAAACGCCGGGTCCGTCCGCGTGATCTGTGGCGTTGGCGGGCACCCTGGGCGAGGCCGCTCAAAAGCCGCGAGGAGCACCAGCGAGAGTTTGAGCAGCTGGTGCAGATCATGGGGCCGCAGGCGATCCCGGTGCGCCCTGAAGGGAAGGGGGTGGCGTAGGTGGCGCTGAGTGCGGTGCTGGGCGAGGCGCTGGTCCCGATCCGGGCGCAGTTCGACGCGCTGGAGCGGGATCTCAAGCAAGCTCGCCAGAAGGTCGAGGCCAACCTCGGCAAGGCGATGCGGGACGTCGGCAAGTCCTTACGGTCGACGGGGCAGACCCTCTCTACCTACGTCACCCTGCCCATCATGGGCGCGGCGGGTGCAGCCGTCAAGCTGGCCGGGGATTTTGAGTACGCGATGAACGTGCTCCAGTCTGTATCCGGCGCGACGAGCACAGAACTCGCCAAGATGCGCCAGCTTGCGGTGGAGCTTGGGAACGACGTCGCCCTGCCAGGTACCTCGGCCATCGACGCCGCGGAAGCGATGACCGAATTGGTCAAGGCGGGCCTAAGCGTGGAGCAGACGATGAAGGCGGCCCGGGGCGTGCTCGTCCTGTCGGCGGCTGCGGAGGTATCGAATGCCGAGGCCGCGGAGATTACGGCCAACGCGCTCAATGCCTTCCGCCTCAGCGGCGACAAGGCGACCTATGTAGCTGACCTGTTGGCCAACGCGGCCAACGCGGCATCGGGCGAGATCATCGACATGGCCTACGGCCTGCGGCAGTCGGCTGCTGTGTCTGCCATGGCCGGTCAGGACATCGCGGATGTCGTGACGGCCCTCTCCTTGATGGCGAACGCAGGCATCCAGGGAAGCGACGCCGGTACGTCGCTCAAGCAGATGTTCCTGAGCCTGATCAACCCGACAGACAAGGCGAAGAAGCTCATGAAAGAGCTGGGCATCGAGCTGTTTACATCGTCCGGGCAGCTGAAGCCGCTCCCGCAGCTCATCGAGGAGTTTCGTGGCGCGCTGAGCAAGCTGACCCCCGCCCAGCGGAACCAGGCTCTGGCGACCATCTTCGGCAGCGATGCGATCCGCGCGGCCAACATCGTCCTGATGGCGAGCGCCGACGAGTGGAACAACATGCGGGCAGCCGTCACCCGGGCTGGTGGGGCACAGGACGTCGCGGCGGCCAAGATGAAGGGCTTTCGGGGGGCACTGGAAGCGTTCAGGAGCACGCTGGAGACCCTTGGGATCACGCTCGGGGAGAAGATCTTGCCGCACGTCACCGCGTTCCTCCAGACCCTCACGAAGCTCGTCAACTGGTTCGGCGAATTGCCTGGTCCGGTGCAGACGACCATCCTGGCTCTGGCAGGGGTGGCCGCCATCGTGGGCCCGCTCCTGGTTGGGTTGGGCGCCGTTGTCAGCGCGATCGGCACGCTGATGACGGTGGGGCCTGCTGTCGCTGCTGCGCTGGGGTCCGTCGTGACCGTGGCCGGCCCAGTGGTGCTGGCCGTCATGGGCGCAGCAGCGGCCCTATATGTGCTGTTCCGCGCTGGCAAGGCCGTGTGGCCGAAGCTGGCCGCCGCGGCGAAGAAAGCTGGTCCCGCCATCGCCGGAGCCATGGACCAGGCCAACAAGGCCCTGGGGCGCCTCGGACAGGAGTTGCGGTCGATGCTGGGCAGGGCTGTTGATTGGGTCGTGCGGACTGCCGGGCAGATTGGATCCGGCATCGAGCGTGCTGGTCAGGCTGTAGCTGATGCTCTTGGCCGCGCAGGGGATGCCGTGACGGCCTTTGTGCGGAGGGGCGTGGCGCAGCTGCAAACCTTCCTGGTGCGCGTTGCGTCGTGGGCTAACGGCATCGTAAGCAACGCGACCTCGGCCATGGCAAGGTTTGGGTCTGTGGTCGCCTCCGCAATGAGCCGCGCGTTATCCACGGTGTCTGGATTCGTGTCCTTGGCAACATCCAGGCTGCAGGCGATCGTCCGCTACGTTGCGTCCTGGGGCTCGTCCATCGCAGCCCGGGCGGCCTCGGCCATGTCCGCTTTTGCTTCGGCCGTGCGCTCCGGAATCAACCGCGCCGTGTCCTTCTTTGGCGACCTTGGCAACCGTGCCCTGAGTGCGGTTCGCGGTGCGTTGGGACGCATGGTATCTATTGGCCGCAATCTTGCGGAGGGCCTGTGGAGCGGCATCTCCAAGATGGGCGGCTGGCTGAAGAACAAGATTCTGGGTTGGGCAAAGTCTGTCATCCCGGACCCGCTGGAGCGGTTCTTCGGCATCCGGTCTCCCAGCCGCCTGATGGCCCGTTACGGCAAGTTCATTGCTCAGGGCCTGGTCAAGGGCCTGACCGGCTCGGCCAGCGAGATCAAACGAGCCGCTGAGCAGACCGCACGACTGATGCGGGACGCCTTTGGCGGTGCGCGCGAGAAGCGGCTGCTTGCGATGCTCAGTGCCAACACGGCACGGTTGCAAAAACTGGCGGCCCAGCGTGACGCCATCGCCAAGCAGATCGCCGAAGCGCACAAGATGGCGGCCGACGTGGCCTCCAAGGCGCTGGAGTACGCCTCTATCGGCAACCTGAACCTGGGCGTCGAAGGACCGGTCACCGCGAATAGCGTGATCCAGTCGCTGTCCGACCGGCTACGGCAGATGCGTGCCTTTGCGTCCAACCTTCGCATCCTTGGGGGCATGGGCCTCTCAAAGGACCTGCTGCGCCAGCTCATTGACATGGGCGTGGATCAGGGAGGCGCCTATGCGGCGGCCCTGGTGGCCGGCGGCAGGAGCGCGGTGGCACAGATCAATAAACTGCAGCGCCAGATCAACGCCGCTGCCCAGGTCCTTGGGCAAGTCGCCGCGGACATCATGTATGACGCAGGGATGCTGGCGGCCAAGGGATTCTTGGCTGGGTTGCAGGAGCAGAAGAAGGACATCGAGGCCGCGATGCGGCGCATCGCACAATCGGTCCAGGCGACGCTGAGGTCCGAACTGCGGATGCGTTCGCCGTCCAGGGTGATGATGGACCTGGGTCGCAACATCGTTCGCGGCCTGGTGGCCGGCATGGAGCGGCAGGCAGTGCTAGTTGCTGCTGCGGCGAGCTACCTGTCGTCCCAGGCGGCATCGGCTGTTGCGGCCAGCGCCTTGCCACCGGTCTCGGTCGTCCACGCAGACATGCAAGAGGCAGCAATCATGGGGGCCGGGAAGCCTATCACGATCCTGGTCCCTGTGTACCTGAACGGACGACAGATTGCCCGCGCGTCCGCCACCTACGTGGATGAGGAACTTGCAGCCCGGCAGCGGCGGGTCAGCCGTGCGCGGGGTGAGGTCTACTGATGGCATGGGGATTCCGCTACGACGGCATCCACAGCGCGAACAAGGGCGTGCATTCCGTCACCGACGTGCGCCGGTCCATCTTGCCGCCGGTCACGGCGCGGACCCTGGACACTCCGGGACGGCCGGGCGTCTACTACCAGGGGTTCGACTACGGTGCCCGGGAGATCCAGGTGGACATCATCCTTGCCGAGTCCACTCTGGAGAGCCTGCGGTCCAGAGTCCGCAACCTGGCTGCATGGCTGCGGCCTGACGACACGCCGCGGCCCCTGGTTTTTGACGACGAGCCGGAGCTAACGTGGTATGCCGTCCTGAGCGGCGACACGAACCTCGAGGAGATCGTGACGGTCGGACGGGGCACGCTAACCTTTCTGTGCCCCGAACCTTACGCCATCGGTCCTGAGCGCGTGTTAACGATTGCGGACGGCGCCACAGTGACCGCGCAGGGTACGGCGGACACCTACCCTATCATCCGGGCCACCGTGCAACGGGATATCACGTTCCTGTCCATCGGAACCGTGGACCGCTACGTGCTACTTGGCACGCCGTCCGAAGTGGAGCAGGCGTCCGTGCCGCCCTACGAGCGCATCATGTCTGACGAGCTGACCACCACCGAGGGCTGGGTGGACGGCCTGGATGCGGACGGCGGGCTTGTCGCAGGGACGATGACCTCCAACGGCAACGAGTTCGTCGTTGCCGATTACGGCATCGGTTCGGGTTGGCACGGGCCGGCCCTTCAGAAAGGGCTACCCGAGCTCGTGCAGGACTTCCGCGTGACCATGTGGGTCCAGGCGATCAACGGAAAGGCCGAGGTCGGCCGTGTTGAGGCGTACCTGCTGGATCAGACTGGAGCGATCATCGGCAAGATCGGGCTGGCCGACAAGTATGCTGGCCGCGACGAGATGTGGGGCATTGCACGGGCCGGGAACCTCGCCAACGGCACGTACATCATCAACGAGTACGGCGACCGGCGAGGCGTCTGGAACGACTTCTACGGCGTCCTGCGGATCGGACGTGTGGGCAACACGTGGGAGGCCTACATCGCCAAGTACGACCCGGTGAAGCGGGTGTACCACACCAGGCGGTTACGGCGCTGGACTGACACGAAGGGCAGGTGGACGGCGCCCCTAGCGCGGGTGCAGCTGCACGCGGGCGCCTATGGCGAGAACCCGCCCATGAGCGTCCGCATCCTGTCCGTGACTGTGGAGCGGGTCAACAAGCTGCAGCTCTCCGATGTCCCCATCATCGCAGGTCCGGGAGATGAAATCGAGATCGACTGCGAACGGTTCGCCGTGCGGCTGAACGGCGAGCACGCGCTGGAGCTGCTGGACCCGTCCAGCCAGTTTTTCGTCCTCCGACCGGGTGAGCCGGTTACATTCGACGTATCGCCACCCGGCGCGGCGACCGTCGAGCTCCGCTACCGGGAGCGGTGGTTGTGAATGTTGCAGGTCATGGTGCTGGACCGCAACGAGGTGGTCCGGGCCGTGCTGGGCGACGCGCCCGGGGCGTGCCCGGTGCTGGAGGACCTCCACACGGAGGACCTGGAGAACGCCGACATCACTTACGAGTTCGCGGTGCCTGCCGACCACCCGGACGCCTGGAAGATCGAGAACGGCGGGTACATCATCATCCGGGACCTGGACGGCCTGCTGCAGCTGCTCCGCGTCGTGCGGGTGGAGCAGACGAACGACCAGGACGGCAAGCAGCTGCGGCAGGTGCTGGCCGAAAACGCGGCCCTGGAGCTCAACGGCACTATCGTGCCGCCCCAAACCCTGCGGGGCGTGTCGGCCGAGCAGGCCATGGCAGCCGTCCTTTCCGCGACCCGGTGGCAGCCCGGCATCGTCGAGTGGGCCGGCATCCAGGACCTCGTGATCGACCAGCACACGACGGCCCTCGCGTTGGTCCACCAGATCCGCCAGAAGTACGGGGGCGAGATCCGGTGGCGGGTGGAGTGGGACCGCGGGCGAGCCACGGGCCGCTACGTGGACCTGCTCCGTCAGCGCGGGCGCCGTACCGGGAAGCGGGTGGAGTATCGCAAGGACATCGACGAGATGCGCGTCATCGAGGACACCAGCGAGCTGGTCACGGCGATGATCGGATTGGGGCGGTCGGATGATTCCGGCCGCCGCCTCACTTTTGTGGGGGTGGAGTGGAGCACGGCGAAGGGCGACCCGGTGGACAAGCCGCTGGGGCAGGAGTGGGTGGGTGACCCGGAGGCCTTGCAGCGGTGGGGCCTCCCCGGCGGCCGTCACCTGATGGGTGTCTACGAGGACTCCGAGGAAACCGACCCGGCCCGCCTGCTCCAGAAAACGTGGGACGCCCTGCAGGAGCGCATCAAGAGCCGGTACACCTACGAGATCACGGCGGTGGCCCTGGAGCGCATCGCCGGCCTGGAACACGAGGCGGTGCGCCTGGGCGATACCGTGACGGTCCACAACTTCGACGTGGACCCGCCGCTGGTCCTGGAGGCCCGTGTGGTCAAGCTGGAGCGGTCCTACACCGACCCCACGCGGGACCGGGTGTACCTGGGCTATTACGAGCCCTCCAAGCTCGGCCGGGCGGTGCTGGACAGCGCCGAAAGACAGGTCCGGCGCCTGAGGACCGTCGTCCAAACCATCCAGGCCCGGGACGAACCGGCGCTGGTGGACATCACCTACGGACCGGACGGGCGGTTCCAGAAGGCGGTCTCGGGCGGCTGGTGGTGGGAGGCGGAATACACCACCGGGCCGACGGGTCAGGTGGTGGCCTCCAAGATCACGGAGCGCCGGCCGGACGGGACAACGGTGGCCTGGACACTCGAGTATGACGCCTCCGGACGGCTGATCCGGGCCACGCCGGCCGTCACGGCGGCATCGTGAGGAGGTGGTGCCGGTGCCGGCCGGGTTCGGCGTGACCGTGGTGGCCGACGGGCAGGTCCGCGTCATGGACCTGCCCCATCCGCTATACCCGAGCAAACGGAGGCCCTACATCAAGGGTCTCCAGCTCTCCGTGCCGGCCGTGGCGCAGACCTACAGCGTCACCTACACGCCGGCGGAGGACGTGGAGCTGCTGTCCATCGCCATGGCCGCCTCCGGCTACGGCCTGGGCGATTACTGGTGGGCGGACGTGGGCACGGAGCGGCTGCTCGACTCCATCTACACCAAGGAGCTGCCCGAGAGCGTGCTGCTCGGCACGCCGTGGTCGATTGTCTACCCGGTGGCGGCCGGAACAGAGATCAAGCTGTCCTTCAACAACGCCAGCGGGACGGCCAAGCGAGTCTGGTGGAACCTGCACATGTTGCGTTGAGGAGGGACTGGCATGGCGTGGATCCAGGGCTACGCGACGCCCGCCACGATCACGAGGGTGTTGCGCGACGCCATGGTGGCCGCGGGCTGGACTGAGGTGGCCAACCCGGCTGCGGAGGAATACATCCTCCAGACGACGACGGACCCAGAGGGCGCGATCCGGGCACCGAAGGCCGTCAAGGCGGCGCTGACCGGAGCCGCCGCGTCCGGGACCGGGTTTACGGGCGGTGCGACATACGACTACGTGGTGACCGCCGAGGGCCCGAAGGGCGAGTCGGTGGCGTCGGCCACGGCCTCGGTGACCCAGCCAACGACGCCTGAGCGGGTCAAGTTGTCCTGGCGGCTGCTGGATGGCGCCTTGCGGTATCACATCTACCGCAAGACCGGGACCGGCGGCTTTGAGCGCGTCGGCTCCACGGAGGGCCAATGCACCACGTGGATCGACGACGGTGCGACGCCGCAGGCGGGTGTGACGCCGCCGGCAGGCCAGAGCCTGACCATTCTCGCGCGTATTCGGCGCCCGAGCGCGTCCAAGTTTGCCATCGAGGTGTCGATGCTTGAGGCTTACGACACGGTGGCTGCCACGGCGACCAATGAGTCTCCCAAGGTTCCGCTCTATTTCTGGTACGGTGGCGCCACGACGCCGAGCTGGGGCGACAATAGCCAGCTCCTTTACTGGGGCAATGTGAGCAAGAATCGGGTGGCGGTTGTAATCTACGGCGACCCGACGATTGATTTCTCGAACTACAGAGTCGGATTCCTTTACCTCGGTCGTTTGACACCGTTTCCTGAGGCCGGTCAGGATGTGGCCGGTAACTTTGCCCTGTGCGGGAATTTTGCTGGTTCCGGCACGCTCAGCGTACCGACCACCTATGGCCCTTACACGGGTAGTGGCGTGCTCGACGTGATGGTCTATAAGACAAAGTCCGGTGTCCTGTATCAAAGGCATGAGCTGGCCTTCGTGACCCAGAGATCCGGTATGACGCTCGAAGACAAGGGCTTCAACCCGAGCCAGTGGACGCAAAAGTACCACTTGTCCCCGGCCTACGTCGTACACGGCTATGACGGCTATCGTGGCTGGCTAGAGGACGTGCTGGTGGTGCAGGACCACAACCTTGTGCACCTAGATGAGTTCATCGTCAGCTATCCTGACGGCGGGACGGAGCGGTACAAGTATTTCCGCGTCGACCCGGCCGGCAACTGGCCAATTGGCAACGCATCGCCGAACTCGAAATATTCCGTGGCCATCCTCAAGGAAGCGGCGTAATGGGGGTGACGGGCCGTGCCGGTGGCCGAGCTACTGGCGTCCTATCAACCGGCGCGGAACAGCGTCACCCTTGCGGCGGGCTACCGGGTGGACCGGCTGGGATCGCAGGAGGACCTGCTGCGGGCCGGCTACCTGCCTTATGCCATCCTGCCCGGCCGGCAGGAGGCGGTACCCCGTCCGGTCGCCCTTGCCATCGAGCGGCCGGCGGCCGTCGCGGAATGCTGTCCGGCGGACCGGGTAGACGGGCGCGGGGCGCGGATCGACGTTGGGATGTCGGCCGCCCGTCTGCCGGACCGCCAGGCCGTCGCGGTACGCAGGCCGATGGCCGGGGAACGCCCGTTGGAGCGCCAGGCCGTGCCACCGGCTGGCACGATCCTTGTAGCCCGGCGCCCCATCGAGCGCGGCGGGTCTGCACGGTGGGCGCCCACGCCAGAAGGCCAGCGGATCATCGAGCGGGCAGGGATTCCGCGGTCGGGCCTGTCGGCTGGCGTCCGGCTGATCGACCGGCCCGGGATCGCGCATCCGGTCACCCGCGAGGCCATGCGGCCCGTCGGCCGCGATGTTACCCTGGTCGTCGCCGGGGCGGCGGCCGGGAGGTCGATCGAGCGACTGGGCGCGACGCGGCCGGTCCTCGTCCTACCCGACCGCGACGCCGAACGGACGGCCCTGCTCATCGCCGGATACTTGCCGGTGGCCCGTGACCCGTCGCACGAGGCTCTGGTGGTGGCCGGCCGATGGGCCGACCGGGACGCCAGCAAGTCCGCGGTGGTCATGCCGGCGCCATGGCGGGCCGTCCACGACGGCGACCGCACGGCCCTGGTGGTGTGGGGCAGCCGGCCCATCGAGTACCTGGGCGGCAACACGATCATCATGCGCCCGCACATCATGGGCGCCCTGAATAACCTGCGGGTGGTGGAGGTCCTGCCCCACCGGCCGCCGGCGGCCCGAGTAGACGAGCACGGGGCAGCCGTGGGCCATGGTCTGGCCGGCGCCCGGCCCGTGGAGCATGGCGCCGACATCGTGTGGCTGGTGGCTGGCGAGAGGCCGTCCGAACTTGGGGCGGCCATGATCCGTCTAGGACTGGCCGGAGAGCGGCCAACGAGCCTGGGCGGCGTCATGGTCCGGCTGGCCGCGGCCGGCGAACGGCCCACCGTCCACGGCGCCGTCGTCGGTGGGTTCGCGGCGGCGGGATCGCGGCCTGCCGAACATGGATCCACGGTCTGGCACCGGCCTCTGCCCGGCGGCACCGAAGCCCGGGCCGCAGCGATGCTGTGGGCGCCCATGGCAGTCCGCGAGACCGTGGAGCCTGGGCTGGTCCTGGCGCGTCTACCGCTGCTGGTGCCTGTGCCGAAGCAAGCCCTGGTCGTGGCGCCTCAGCCGATGGCCGACAAGGCGCCGAAGGACGGCCGCCTGGTTCTGCCTCGGTGGTGGGCAGAGACAGCCCCCAAGGAGGCCCGGTCCGGTGTCGGCCTGTGGGTGGAGCGCGACCAGGGGCGGACGACGATCGTCGTGCCGGGCCGCCCTACGGGTGGCGAGCTCCCGGACGCCATCGGGGCGGCCCCTTACATGCCGCGGCCCAAGGACAACGAGCGGCCCTACGACTCGCCGCAGGAGCCTTGGCCGGACACGGAGCCGATCACCGGCCCGTACAACCCGCCGCCGCCACCGAGTACGGACCCTGAGACTGGGGCGCCAGTCAACCCGCCGCCGCAGAACCACGTGGAGCCGCCGCCCAATTCGGTGGCGGACCCGGTAACGGGCGAGCCGCGCCACCCGACCGGCGGTACCGACCCGGTAACCGGGGACCCGGAGATCCTGCCGCCCCGGGACCCGGCGCATGTTCCCGGCGACATGTGCGGCGCAGTGGACGAGGCGGACGTGCCGGAAGGCGTCCTACTGGAGTTCATTGCCAGGTTCTGGGACGTGTGGAAGACATTCGAGGTCTACTACGGCCACGTCACGGCCGATGAGGCCGTCCGTCACCTGCTCAGCGAGCTGGTCCGGTGGCTGGGCGACAACCCGTACGATCCGCGATACTGGGTGCTCTACTGCGATTTGCGCGACTGCGCAAGGTCTGCGGTCATGCGGTACTGCCGCACGTACCTGCGCAAGCAGTGGGGGCAGGAGAGGGCCTCGGCGCTAGACTACGGCACCGATGCCTTCAACACTGGCAACTTCATGGACCCGAGCCGGTGGACGGTCAGCGGGTGGTCGTTCCGCTACCACCTGAACCCTACCGACATTGCCCTGGCCCCGGACGGGGATGGGGCGACGGTCACGCTGTCCTGCAATCTGCCGGACGGGGGTTGGGTCGACTTCGAGTACCTGATCGCGACGGGCAACGCAATGAGGCTGATCGCCCTGCCGTCGGGCACGGTCCTCTGGTCCGCCGAGGGCACGGTGGACGACCCCTACGGCGTGGCCGGCCCGCACGCTTCGGTGGAGGTTCCGCCGGGCACGACGGGATTGCAGTGGGTTTTCGAGTGGAAAGCCACGACGCGACAGGAGTCCATCGACTACGGCACCGACGATTACAACGCTGCCGCCTTTTTGGACGCGACTCGGTGGACGGTGACCGGATGGAGCTTTAAGAACCAGTCTGCCACCGACATCGCGCTGGCCCCCGACGCCGATGGGGCGACGGCGGAGCTGTCCTGCAACCTGCCCGACGGCGGGCGGGTGGAGTTTGAGGTGGCGGTCACCAACGGCAACCAGCTCCAGCTCGTCGCGCTGCCGTCCGGGACGGTGGTCTGGTCCAGCGCCGGCACGACGGACGAGCCCTACGGGACCGCGTGGCCCAAGGTTGCCGTGGAACTGCCGGCGGGCACGACGGCCATCCGGTGGCAGTTCGCCGGGACGGCTGTAGCGCCGAGTGGCCTCCGGGCCCTCATCGACGTGGTGACGGTCTACCGCTATGCCTACACCCTGGCCGCCCCGCCGAGCGGGCTGGCCGGCATCCTCGATGTCGTGACGCTCTGGCGGTACGACTACCGCCAGGTCCTCATCGGCGCCTGGCCGGAGACGGTCTGCGAGCCCAACCGGGGCAACGACGCCGTGCGGGACGCCTGGGAGTGCTGGCGCCGAAAGTGGGAGGAGCGGCACAAGGACAAGACCCTGCGCCGGCGGTGGCTCGTGACCTGAGGGGAGGGGACGAGGGTGCCAACGATCTACCGCACTCGATCCGGCCTGCTGTTCTACGACGACTTTTCGGCCGTTCCCCTCGGCCCCTCCTGGCGGGTCGAGCCGGAGAGCGAGGCGGCCCGGGTCAGCTTGTCGGCCCGCCCTGGGTGGCTCCAGCTCTCGCATGGCTCTGTGCGCCTCTTTGCCCTGGCGCCCATCCCCGACGGAGACCTGGTAATCGAAGCGGAGGTGGACTACGACCCCACCGACCCCGCGGAGATGGGCGGTCTGGTGCTGTTCGCGGCCGCCCCAGACGAGTGGGCCGGCATCGTGGAGCGGATGGACGGTTCGACCACCGTCACCGGCTGGTCGCACCTGCGCCTTGTGCGGACAGGGGACCGCTGGGACGCCTACGCCAGCCACGACCGGGTGACCTGGGATTGGCTCGGCGCCCAGCGGTTCCGCGAGGTCACGGAGTTCGGCCTGGTCCTCGACGGCGCCGCCGGCGACACCCTGGACGTGGACGTGGTGCGGGTCTACCGCTCCACCCGCATCCGCGTCGAGGCCGTGCCTGCGGGCTCCACAGTGCGGCTGGTGGCAGAGGACGGCACAACGGTTCTCAAGGAGGCTGTGGTGCCCACCGGCGCGACGGCGGTGGAGCTCGACGTGGGCGACCTGCGTTGTCCCATCGCCGGCTCCATCCGGGTCTACGACGGCGCTGGCACCATGGTCCGGGACACCGGCCTGCTCAATGACATCTGGGGCGGCGACGTATACCGCGCCGAGATCATGGTGGCGGTCTACGACGACGCCGCCAAGCCGGTGCCGTTGGATCGAGAGTGGGACTTCGGCCCGGTGCAAGGGACCGATCACGCACGCCGTCTGGAGCTCCGCAATGACACCGGCCTGGATCTGGCCGATGTGACCGTGGCGGTGATCCCGCACCCGGACGGAACCTGGGGCGATGCCTGGGTGGACGTGGCGCCTGATGCCGGCGGCGTGCCGGGGACCTACGGCGACATCGCCACCATCGCTTCGATCCCGGCTGGCACCAGCGGCTACGTCTGGGTCCGGGTGACGCGGGGTCTGGACGGTCCGCCGCAGGACCGCTACAAGTTCGGCTTGCGCATCACCATCCCGTAAGGAGGCGGTCGGCATGGGCTCCCGAGTGGCCTTTGTGCGGGCACCGCGTGGGGACGCGACACAGGCTCCGCCGCCGATTGGTGCCTACGGGCAGCTCGGCACGTCGGCGAGGGCGGCCCGGGAGGACCATACGCACGAAGGCGTGCACCAGCTGGTGGCGGGCGATGGGGTAGCTGTCACGCCGTCCTCGGGCCTCGGCGACGTGACGGTGGCCGTGCGCCACTGGCGCCCTCCGGTGCCGACCGCCAGCGCCCTGCCGGCCTCCGGCAACGAGACGGGCGACGCGCGGGTGGTGCTGGACGAGGCGTCCATCTACGTGTGGACCGGCGTGGTGTGGCAGCGCGTAACTGCCACCGGGGGCGGTGGGGGACCGGGGTTCGACGAGTGGGGTGCCATCAACCGGCTGTACCTGGGACTGGAGCAGGTCGCGGCAGCCGGTCGCCCAGCCCTGACCACTCTCTCAGAGCGTTACGACGCCCTGGTGGACGATTCGGGCATCGACTGGACACGCTCAGCCAACGTCGAGCTGCGCAACGGGCGCATCGTGGCGGTGCCCGCCCAGTGGGTCGGGTTCGGCGACGACTGGGTTCGCATCCCACCACGCGCCGGGCGGGTGCGGACCATCAGCGTCCTGGCGTCCATGGCGCCCGGATCGTTCGAGCAGGGCCTGCCTAGCGTATTAGGCGCAGGCGACTTCGAGGCCGGTATCTCCGGCGTGGTGACGCCGACGCCAAGGATGCACAACCTCGCCACGGAGGGCCTGCCGCTTTCGGGAGCCATCGCGGACGGTTCCTTCGACGCGGGCCTGACGGGCGTCATTGCCATGCTGCCTGCGGCCGCCAGGCCGCCCACGTCGCGGAAGCTCAAGGTGACGCAGCGTGATGACGGAGAGCCCGCCCGGTTTGTGCCACTCTCGCCGGGCGGGTTCGATTTTGGCGTGCAAAGCGTTGTGGATCCGTGGGGCCGGACGGGCAGCTTCGAGGGTGGCGTGGTGAGTACCATCGTCGCCCGCCGCGAGGTGGTGCAGTTCGCCACTGGTCCGATGGCTCAGGTGCAGGCGGCGGACGGCACTTTCGAGGCGGGCGTGGCAAGCGTCATTACTCGCCCCTTGCGGCGCGGAGGGACGCCGATGGCAGTATCCGAGCGCATTGCCCTGCCAGCTGTGCCTGCGCGGGCGTATCTCACCGCTCGGTCGGAGCGGGTGCGGTACGAGGTGAGCCGCGACGACGGCGTAACGTGGACGCCCATCGAGCCCGACCGCGTGGTGGATCTTTCGACGCAGCCTGTCGGGGTCAGGTTGCGGGTCCGTGCCATCTTGGACGACGAGGTACGGTCTTACGTCGAGGCATGGGCCTATGGCGCGAGCAAGTGATAGGGAGGTAACTGGGCATGGCGACCTACTACGTAGCGCCCTACGGCAACGACACCAACGCGGGCACGTCTCCGAGTGCGCCTTTCGCCACGATCAATAAAGCGGCGCAGGTTATGGTCGATGGAGACGTGTGCTACGTGGCGCCTGGAGTTTACCGTGAAGCGGTGTCTGTTCCCGCACAGGCCAGCGGCACGAAGCTCGTATCGTTCATTGGCGACACTGAAGCGCGTAATTTCCCCGGCGTGCAGCCCGGCGAGGTGCGGCTAGACGGATCCGACGACGACGTGAATCCGGTACGCACTACAGGAGTTAGCATTGGAAGTGGCGCTCTTGTGAGGTGGCGCAGAATCAATGTTGTCCGATTCTCGAGCTACGGCTTCACCATTGGAAGCGCAAACCTTAACATTGCAAACATTGTTGAAGAATGCATTGTTAATTCAAGGGATGTAGCTTTTTACATTACCAATGCGGCGTTTTTTACCATCAGAAAAGTAAATGTCGAAAACTGTGCTCGTGCGCTGCAGGTACCTGGTGGCAATAATTTTGTTTTGACCGCTGAGGATATGCTTCTTGAATCGGTCGACGTTGGTTTTGATCTATCAACGCATTCTTGGAGTCGAGTTGTTTTGCGCCGGATTTACCACCGCGCTGCAGGTTCCACTCGGCTCTTAGTTTTCATGCAAGCTGGCGAGCTATACGCCGAGGATGTGGTTGTGGTCAACGGAGCACTCCTTAGCACGGCTGTTGCAGGTTCGGGCAACTTTAGACACGTAACTATTGTCAGAGCAACTGCGGTCAAACCAGGAGGCACAAACTGTTTGTACTTTAGTCAGTTCAATAATTACGATGGTTCAGATAGCCTAAATGTCTACGATTCGTTATTCGCGGAATCACAATATGGTGTTTATGTAACAAGTGGCTATCCTCGAGTTCTTCTACACAGCTGTGCTTTCCCAGATGTGACTACGGCTGCATTGAACGCAGACATAATCACTGGTGTAAAGAATACAACAACCGATTCTCAGGCTAATGTCATACTGCCCGACTTCACGCCGGTAGGTGCACAGATCCTGCGTGCCGAGGAACAGAACCCCATCGAGGGCCTGCGCTCAGCGCGGATCGACGTGCCTCGGGTGGCCTATTACAAGTTCCAGGTGGCTGTTAGTGGCCCGAACACGATCACCTTGAAGGCGAAGAAGTCCCACGCCACCGGCACCACGGTGAAGTTCCGCGTGGACGAAGACCCCAACAAGGTGGTCACGCTGGCCGACACCGATCAGGTGCAGACGGTCCAACTCGGGCCTGTGGAAGACCGTGGGCCACGGTTCGTGCCGCTGGAGGTTTGGGCGCAGCAGGTGGACTACATCGACGGCCACTACCTGCTCATCGACAGCATCCAGGTGATCTGACGAAGGCAACAACGCAAACCACACCAGGGGCGCCCTCTCGCGGGGCGCCCCTCGCTTTGGGAGGTGTCTTGTGTGCGGGAGGATACCATCTGGACGGGCGCGGTGGCGCTTGCCGGCACGGTGGCGACGGCCGTGTTCGGCGCGTGGGACCGGCCCCTGCAGCTCTTGCTCGTCGCAATGGCCCTTGACTACGTGACGGGGGTTGTGGCGGCTGCCGTGACGGGGCGTTTATCCAGCGAGGTCGGCTTGCGGGGGGTTGCACGTAAACTGGCCCTGCTGGGCCTCGTGGCCGTGGCCAACCTGATCGACCAGATGCTGGCCGCTGGTGCGGCCCAAGCGCTCGACCTGGCGCTGCCGGAGGGCACGTCCGCTATCCGGACGGCCGTCTGCTTTGCCCTGGGCGTCTCGGAGGTGGTCTCGATCATCGAGAACCTGGGCGAGGCCGGGGCGCCGATCCCGGAGCCCTTGCGGCGGATGGTGGCGGCGCTGAAGCGGGCGGAGGGGGGCGCCGAAGATGGCCGTGCGTAAGGTATACGTGGACCCCGGACATGGTGGCTCTGACCCCGGGGCCGTCGGCAATGGGGTCCGCGAGGCCGACGTGGCGCTGGCGGTGGCCGTCAAGGTGGCCGACCACCTGCGCCGCCACGGCCTGGAGGTGCGGCTGTCTCGCACCGTGGACACCGCCAAGAGCCTCCAGGCCCGCACCGACGAGGCCAACGCCTGGGGCGCCGACGCCTATGTATCCATCCATTGCAACGCCGCGGGCACGCCGGAGGCCAGCGGGTGGGAGGTCTGGCACACGATCCACGAGGAGCGGTCCATGGGCGACGAGCTAGCGGAGGCGATCGCGGACCAGCTCAAGCGCCTGCCGATGGTGGCCCGGGGCACGAAGTCGAAGCCCAGCACGTCGAACCCGCAGACGGACTACTACCACGTGATCCGGGAGACGCGCATGCCCGCCGTCATCGTGGAGTGCGGGTTCGTGACGAGCCCGAAGGACGCCGGGTACCTGAAGTCCGCAGAGGGCCAGGCGGCAATCGCCGAGGCCATTGCCCGGGGCGTCATCGCGTGGGCGGGGCTTGCGTGGCGGCCGGCCGAACAGCCGAAGTCGGCTCCCGTCCCGTCCCCCGCGCCGAAGGCCCCGGTGAAGCCCGGCCCGTTCCGCGACGTGCCCGGCGACCATTGGGCGGCGGTGTCCATCGAGCGGCTGAAAAGGGCGGGCATCATCGAGGGGTTTGCGGACGGCACGTTCCGCCCCGACGAGCCTGTCACACGGGCGCAGCTTGCCGCTATTCTAGATCGCCTGCAAAGCGCGCTGAGAAAATGACAGGTTTTATGACACTGAGGGGGCGCCGCGTGGCGCCCCCTCTCGGCTCACTCCGCCATGAGTGTCTCGACCAGCTTGCGGTACTCCTCTGCGGCCGACCTCATGGCGGTGCGCCATTCTTCAAAGGACTCTTCTAGTGGGAACCACGGACGAAACCGAAATGGAGGAGGCACTTTGATGACCCGGTCGGTGTATTTTCTGGCTTCCCGGACCCAGGCCTTGGTCTCCTCCGGGTCGTATGAGGCCCTGACGAAGATGATGTCTGTTGCTACGAGGGCTTGCGCCTCGTAGCTGTCATGCAGATACAGGTAGCCTGGACGGAGGGAGTCCTCCTTGACGCCAAGATAGGTGTGTAGGCGCCCAGCCGCCCAGTTGCGCGCGTGCTCCAGGGATACCGGATCGCCCTCACACGCGGCGAGCAAGTCCTCGATGGACTGGATCGCCGATAGGTTGACACCCATGGGCCGTACCTCCTATACTTGGAGACGCATCTGGCCGTTCCAGGCCAGCTACGTAGCAGGGTAATGTTGATCAATGTGACAACGACGCTATGGGCGTCGCCATCCGGGGCTTACGCCCCGGCCTCTTTTTTTCGGCGCTATTTCACCCCAGCATCGCGTGACCGGATGCGCTCCTGCAGGTGCTGGATGACCATGCCCGCCCGCTCTCGGTTGAGGCCGTTGATGGGCACCTTAGCCCGTTCGGTGCGTCCGTCAGTGCGGGTCGCCGACGATGTAATAGGTCATGTCGTCGCCGTCAACCTCAACCTCGCCCAACACTGCCGCCGTGTCCTCGCTCCACCCCGGCAGTGCGACGCGCCAGTTGGCGTTGCCGCCGCGGAAGGCGGGGTGGAGGACCCCATTCGCGTCCCGGAGCGGTTCCGGTGTAGCGTACCAATACACCCGCGCCTTTCGGTGGCGGCCGATGATGTCCGCCGCCACGTCATCGATCACAGACCCGCCCGGCGCATCGATCATATCGCGCCCCTCTGCCCAAAGGGCACGGAGGATGTCTTCCAGGGTCCCTTCCATGATCTTTCCTCCTTCCCCCTCGTGCTCGGGTCCTCACTGACACGGCCCCCAGCGGCCCCGACTCCCGCCGGGACCGCCGAAGCCCGTCCGGCGTCAATCGGGCCGTTCCGCAAGCCACCGGACCCGCTCCGTTTCCGCCTCCTCCTCGTGGGAGGCGGTCCAGCCGTCGTACTGGTACGCGACCGCTTCCTCGCGGGTGGCATGGATGCTCACCCGGTCCAGTGCGATCTCCGCGTCATCCCACGCAGCCCAGCGGCCGTCGGGGAGACGCGACACGTACCACGAGATGTCGCCTTCGACGGCGACCTCCTCCGAGGCCGCCATGAGCGCGTCCCAGTCGGCGTATCCGAGGGTCCGCGCGAATTCGTCCCGGTTCGTCATCTCGCCCAGCTCCTTTCGCAGCGCCCGCTCGACGATGGCGCTCATGGTTGTCCGCTCCTCCGCCGCCCGCACCCGCAGGCGCTGGGCGAGTGCGGGGTCAATCTTGAGTAGTACCGCCTCCTTTGCCATCGGGCCTCACCTCCGGCGTGATCCAGGCTGTAGCCGCGCTAAATGTCCTTGGCCGGCGACGTCGACCACCGGACGTAGAGCCGGTCGGGGTACTGCTGGATCAGCCGCCGTACTTCGTCGGATATAAGTATATCTGTATATCTAGCAAAGTCAACGCCACCCACCAGGAGTTTGCGGCAGGCGCCGGGCCGGGTGTTTGGCTCGCGTGCCAAACGCGAGCCAAAGAGTGGGCAGGTGGGGGTCGAATCGGGGTCTGTGGACAAGATGGGGAAAACGAGAAACCCGCGCCAGACAAGGGTTTCTCGGTCTGGCGCGGGTCGGTCGGTGTTGCGATTGCTGCTGTTAGCGGAATTGGCGAAAACGGACGACTTGCTACTGGGATGGGCGGTTATCCACGACATCCAGCAGATTTTGGGGAACGAAGTTATCCCAGTTGATCTTCTCGTAAAGATTCCGATCGAAGGCGAATGAAAACGCAGGTTTCCAGGTAGTGTTGCCGTATCCATCGTCATATGGCAGATAGACCTGCATATCGAGGCGCTGGAGATCCGCATGGTCACGGAAAACTTTGCGTAGCTTTGGCGAAAGGTGCACGCCGAGCTCTCGCTCTACGTCGACAGCGCCCAAGGGATAGAACCTATACTCAACCTGGATGTGCCCATCTCCGACCAGCTTAGCCGATACGGCGCCGCTGCTCTCGTCACCCTCCTGCTTCCCTAGCGAGGCGACCACCTGCTGCGCTAGATCACCGGATGCGGCCGAATCACCGGCGGTGTCGCTACACCCAGCCAGGCCGGTCAGTATCAATGCTGCGGCGCACAGTGCAAAGGTGATCCGGGACCAGAGGACACGGCGCAAGTGAACCACCCCCAATGCGGATACCCTTCCCCTTGTCGGTTATCGACACAGACGCACGGCCGATTAGGGCCGTGACGAAGCGTCGTCGTAGTCGGAGCGCGCCCTCGGGGCGTGCCCCCTTTTTGTTTCTGGACTGTGCCATGGTGGGAGCCTACTCGCCGTGGTCTGAGTTATTAACCAAAACTATTGACATGCACCATCAGCCGGTTTATAATTAAGGCGAAAGGAGGTGATCCGAGGTGGTCAAGGCCACGATCCTGGTCCCGGTCAAGGACAACGACGGCCGGCCGTTCGAGTGGGAGGCCTGGCAGGAGCTGCAGCAGCGGCTCCTCCAGTTTGGCGGCTACACCGACGGCGGCCTGGTGGCCGGGGCCTGGGAGTCCGAGGGACGGGTCTACCAGGACGAAAACCGCCAGTTCATCATCGCCCTCAGCAGCTGGCGGGACGTCCCCCGGTTCCTCGACCTGGCGGAATGGGTCCGGGTCCGGTTCCGCCAGGAGGCGGTCTACATCGAGATCGCCGGGATTCCCGAAATCCTAGCCGGGTAG